CGATTAGAGTTCTTTACGGTCGTGAAAAAGAAATACATCACACCTGATAAGAACTCGTATTTACCGCCGTCGGCATGCTGTGGGCTGCTGAAACAGCCTGAATTCTATGATATGAAAATGGGGAATGAGGCTAAAAAGCGCATTCACCATTCACGCTTAATCCGTATTGCCCATGCTGATGTGGTAAATGAAGAGCCGCAAAGCATCCTGCAAGAAGTGTTTGAAGATCTGCTTGACCATGCCAGCGTAAAGCGCGGA